GTTTATATGTTTATGCACGAAGACGACGAAGCCTTATATTTTAAACACATTGTTACTCGTGAATATATAAAGGTACAAAAATGAAAAGTGCCATTTTATATGAGGGGCCTAGTCTATTAGATGATAAGCCTATTGTAGTTGTTGCGGTCTATTCAGATCGCAACACTAAAACTGGTCACGTAGTCCAAACATACATTTTATGTAAAGATATAAACCCAATGGAAGCAAGCAAGACAGGCGAAGACTTTTCTATTTGTGGTTCTTGCATCATGAGAGGGGAAACGACCGACGACCCAAAACGCAAGCTTGCAAAGGGCCGTCGCTGTTACGTCAAACTATTTCAAGGTCCGTTGATTGTTTGGAAGTCTTACAAGGCTGGACGATATGAACACGGCAACGCAACGGACATGGGCCGAGGGCGATTTGTAAGGCTCGGAACATATGGTGATCCCGCCGCCGTCCCGCGTTATGTTTGGGATAATTTGTTAAGCCAAGCTAATACTTGGACAGCATACACCCATCAAGATGGGAAAATGTCCGAAATTTGTATGCAATCCGCTGATACTTACGAGCAAGCAAAAAAACATTGGGCAGCGGGTCGTCGAACCTTCCGAGTAATTAAGGATCTATTAGACTTGGACAAACAAAACGAAACACTTTGTCCAGCTTCCAAAGAGGCGGGGCGTCGGGTACAATGTACAGCTTGCAAACTTTGCAAGGGATCGAGCAAAGCAAAATCAATAGCGATAGTAGAACATTAAACAAAGGGGCCTCGGCCCCTTCACTCTTTCCCTGGACACAAATCATAGTATCCCTGGATACACGCGCATATAAGAAACAAATCAAGACGCAGGGCGCAAGGCGCAAGACATTCTAGATTCTAAAACAGGGCGCAAGGCGCAGAACAAGGGCGCAAGGTTCTTGAACCGTTGACCACGTGCCATGGATATCCCACCATTAATCAAATCTGCCCCCTGATCACCGTCAAATAAAATTAGATCGCTGTCCTTGAGGCTCTTTACTAAGAAAAAATTTGACCCACCTCTTGCCCAATAAGCCATATTCCATGCAACTTGATGGGGCGAGACTTTTACCGCGTTTCCTTTGCTTACCTTCAACTCACACCAAAACGGCAACCCATCCCAAACCATATGACAATCTGGAACACCGCCCCCATGCTTGTTTTCAATCCTCGTTGCGAAGCACTTCTTCGGCAAGTTCTGCCTTATCATGCTCCAAAAGTTTGCTTCTTGTCCCTTGCTCATCAGTCACATCCTTGTAATCCCCATCGATCTGAAATGCCTGTGGATATTGTTTCTGTAAAGACGCTAATCTTGCAGTGATTTCATCCCTAGATAATTGATCGATTGTGTTTATTGTTTCTCGTCTATCGATGGTCAAACCACCCAAAGCCGACCTGATTTTTTCCGCATTGATTGCGGCTGAGAATTGTCCTGCATCTTCTGCACCTAAAGACAAAGTATATAATCGTTCCAATTGACCAATAGTTGTGACACCATATCGTCTTTCCCTTTCGTCTCTCAGTTCTTGGATGTACTCCACAACGTGTGGATAATCCCGACCGTTCAAAAGTATTGATGCTTGCTTTGGTGCTACATCTTCAGAGTACCCTGCCTTCCTTGCACACTCTGCATTTGAATAGATGCCTTCCACAATATGAGTAGCAAAAGTCATCTGTCTGTTGGTCAATTGTCTCCCATGTTCTTCTTCAATTTTCTTTTTGATCGAAGCCATCGTTCCCCTCGTTAGTAACAATCATTTTAGATTTACAGTATTTACGCTTAATTTCTAGATTTCTGCAAGCTTGGACATTTTCAAAAACCCATATAAGAAAACTACCGTAAACAATTGGGTCATTTTGTAAACAGGCGTAAACACACTGGGCTATATAAAAAAGACATCGTTTACGCTGTTTACGCTGAATACAAAAAAAACCACTTGAAAAAAAAAAAAATCAAAAAATCTGGAGAATGTAGCTAATAGTGTAAACAGAACCTTTTTGTTGACACCCCTGCCCGATCTGCTATTCTACAACCATTCAACATTTGTAATACATATAGAAAGGAAAGATTATGAATTTAGAAATGAAAGCTATCAAGTATTTTGCATCAGGCAGTGAGGAAACATATTGCTACACTGCGACTGTCTATCTGGACGGCAAGCCATTCTCTTTGGTTAGCAACAACGGACATGGTGGTTGTGACAGCGATTACTCACACAATAATTTCAAAGGCGACTATCGTGCGACCATGAAAAAGGTTGATGAGTATTTTAAATCATTACCGAACACAGATCCATGTAAATATTTCCCTGAAGGATTGGAGCAAAGCTTTGAGAGTTGGTGTTCTGAGCAAGTAACTAATTTCTTGTACAAGAAAGACGTGAAGAGAGCCTTGAAAAAGAACAAGGTTGTTTACCGAAAAGATAAGGAAGGTAAGATGGGTCTCTATGATTATGACATCAGATACGAGTCTGATAGTTTGAAGCGTCATTGGCCTGATGCGGTAATCTTAAATGATGTGTCTTTTGATGAGGCCATGAAAATTTGGAGAGGACATTTCGATGCCTAATCATTGTTATCAGAGTGTCTACCTTGCAGGAGACCCAAAAGAAATTGACCGTCTGTACGAGGCGGTCAAGGAACAGAAGTTTTTGAATGCTGTAATTCCAGAACCGAGTACCATGTTTCACGGTGCGTTGGGCGAGGAGGAGCGCAAGATGTGCGAGGCGCAGGATCGTCCGAACTGGTACGATTGGCGCAATGAAAACTGGCTAACGAAGTGGGATATTTGTGAGCCTGAGATTATTGAAGAGCCACAAGAGGACAATCATTATCCTATGCCTGTGAAGTATTTTACGTTCCGATGTTGGACGGCATGGGCACCACCCATTCCAATTTGGGAGAAGCTTCACGAGATGGGCTTTGATATTTCTGCTGATTATCAGGACGAAGGTGGGATGTTCGAAGGTGAGTATCAGAATGGCGAGGATAAATGTTGGCGACCAGTTGAGGAGGATCGATATGAGTGAGACGAACACAATTCATATTATTAATGAGGAAGCGTGGACTTTAAGCGAAGGCGAAAAGAACGTGCTTCAGGTTGCGGTGGATCACATGGTTGAGCACCTTGAGGATTTGGCTCATGATCATCCGACCGCAGAACAATACAAGCGGAGACTTGTGGATGCTCGTGTTCTGAAAATGATGGTGCAACCATGGTGATGCAGATTGAAGGATTAAATGTGCTAAGTTGCTTTGATGGATTATCTGGAGGACAACTGGCTCTGAAAAAAGCAGGGATAAAAGTAAATACTTATTATGCTAGTGAGGTAGACAAGTATGCTATAGCAGTAGCTAGGTATAATTTCCCTGACACATGTCACTTAGGTGATGTCAGAAAGATTGACACAAGTGAATTACCTAAGATTGATTTGATGTTAGCAGGATCGCCTTGCACTGACCTATCCTTTGCAGGAAAACAAAAAGGTTTAGTTGAAGGTGAGCATAGCAGTTTGTTTTTTGACTGGTGGGATTTAGTACAAGAGTTGAAACCTAAGTACATTTTTCTTGAGAATGTCAGGATGCGACAAGAGTACAAGGATAAGATATCTGAAACGCTAGGCTTCGAACCTGTTGCAATCAACAGTGCTTTAGTATCGGCACAAAGTAGATATAGACTTTACTGGTTTGGCATAAGGGATGGGGATACTTACAAAGCTATGCCCATTAAGCAACCTAAAGATCAGGGTATTGTGTTAAGGCATATACTAGAGACACAATCAGATGATGGTACAGAAACTCATGCTACCCCTAAACAAGTAGGAACAGCCATCGATGTTAATGGACACGATATATTAAAGCGTGTGTATTCGCCTGATGGTAAGTCTCCAACTATTAATACTATGGGTGGTGGTAACAGAGAGCCTAAAATAATCTGTGGTGCGTATGGTAAAGGAGTTGCTTGTAAAGATACCAAGCCAAAACAAATGCTTGAGTTACGCAAAGACGGAGAAAGCAACTCAGTCTACTGGCGTAAGCTTTTACCATTGGATTGTGAAAGATTACAGACGGTTCCTGATGGGTATACAGAGTTTGGTATGTTTCATAGAAAATATCCAGATATATCTATGTCTAATGAGATAAAGCCTGTGTCAAATACTCAACGTTATAAGATGCTAGGTAATGGTTGGACAATAGATGTTATTGCTCACATATTGGAGGTTTTACATGGTGACGCATAGATCTATAGGCGGACAGAAATGGGCTTATTATAATGAGATAGACCCATACGTCGCGGAGTGGCTCAGATCGTTAATTCGGTCTGGGCATATAGCAGATGGAATAGTGGACGAGAGGAGCATATCAGATGTCCGACCAGATGAACTTCAAGAATTTACTCAATGTCACTTCTTCGCAGGGATCGGCGTCTGGAGTTACGCACTCCGATCCGCAGGGTGGGAAGACGACCGACCAGTCTGGACAGGATCTTGTCCGTGTCAACCTTTCAGCAACGCAGGTAGCAGAAAAGGGATGGCTGACGAGCGACACCTCTGGCCTCACTGGTTCCACCTCATCGAACAGTGCCGACCTTCAACGGTCTTTGGCGAACAGGTTGCAAGCAAGGACGGCCTCGGTTGGATCGACCTTGTACAAGCTGACATGGAAGGAGAGGACTACGCCATCGGGTCATTTGATCTCTGCTCTGCGGGCTTCGGTGCTCCGCACATCAGGCAACGTCT